CGGAAGACTCGGGGCCTTCCTCGACGTCGCCGCTGATCGTGCCGACCGGGGTGTTGGACGGACGGAACAGCAGTTCAAACGGGATGCCGTACTTGGCGGCCAAGTCCTTGATGTGCACCATGTCGGAAGCCCGCTTGTCCATCTCGGTGCGGAAGTCTAGGCCGCGCTGGGCGTAGAGCTCAGACATGGACAGCAGGCCCATCTCAACGTCAGCCCGGTCGTTCGCGGCTTCGCGGCCGGCGTCGACGGTGACGGACTTCGGGGTGGTCCAAGAGACGCGGTTCCAGTCCGGGTCGTCAGGCAGTTCGCCGGCGGCGATGCCTTGGCCGATGATGTAACCCCACGTCGGGACGCAGAAGTTCTCGATCATGATGGTCTGATACTTCGAGAAGACGCGGCCAGCCTTGGCGGTGATGAGGCGAACGGTGGCGCCGCCGAGCTTGGAGGAGTCGCCGACGAACTCGTAAGGCAGCACGCCTTGGGAGATGTCGCGTTCCAGCGCCGCGAGGAAGCCGGTGAAGGTGGCGTTGGGGCGGTTGCTCTGGAAGGACGTCATGTCCTCCCCGGGCTCAAGGGCGATGAGCTTGCCGCCCATCGTGTTGGCGAGGTTGGCGTAGGAGCCTGTGCCGGTCGCCCCCAGTTCGTTGGCCATGTCGCCGTCGAGGATGCCGCCCGCCTTCTTGATGATGCGGGTCACGTCGCCGTTGTCCTTCACGGCCTGCTTTTCGAGGGCGAGGATTTCCATCTCGTCCTGAATGCTGTTGATGCTGTGCTGGAGCAGCGGGACGCCACGGGCGCCGGACGCATACTCCTGGTCGACCACCATCATCATCGACTGAGCGAGGATTTGGCGGGACGAGCCGTCGGAGCGGTAGATGTTGACGGCGATGTATTCGCCATAGGGACCGAACTGGATGCCGTCATGCATACCCTCGGGCACCTTGCCTTCGAGAGGGTCGCCGACGCGGTGGGCTTCCATCAGCTGGAGTTTCGCTTCACCGGCGCCGTTACGCACCTTGGCGGCGAAGGAATCACCGTCGCGGATCATGCCGCGGAGAAGGATGGACTGAGCCTGGTAGAACGAAAAGCGGTTGGTGATGTCGATGCGCTTGGCCTTCTCGGCGAAGTAAGCCTCGTAGCGTTCCTGCATCTCAGGGGTCGACGCGTGGCTCTGGGGCTTGATGCCGTCGCCCACGGTGTAGAGGCAGATGTCCGCAAGGATTTGCTTGAACAGCCCGGAGTTACGCTCGGCCCAGCGGCACTTGCGGACCATCGTCAGGCGGTCGTAGGGGGTCAGGTCACGGCGAAGGTCACGCGGTTCGGCGCCGTAGGCCGCACGGCGGGCACGCGTCACGCCGATGCTCTGCCAGTCGCCGTAGGAAGCCTGCGGCTGCGGGGCGGCGGTCGGGGCAGGCGTCACCGGCTTGGGACGCAGGCTGACGGTCTTAATCTTCTTGCGGATGGCCATGGAAAGTTAGTCCTGACGGTTCTGCCAGTCGGTCGAGATGATCGTGCGACGGGCGCCGTAGGTCGAAGGGTCGAGGCGGCTCAGGGCGAACATGGCCTCGGCGAGCATCTCCTTCGGAGGCATGGCGAACTGCTTGGACGCGGACGAGCCGGAGTCGGAATAGGACATCAAGGTCTTACCTTCGGTGATCATGGAGACCGCCTTGGCTTTGATGTCTAGGAGTTCGCACTCCGTAAGTCCGATAAAGAGTCCAGAGGCCATTTAAACTTGCCGAGAATGGAAGTTAAAAGGGGGGTGCGCCGCCCAGCCCACGCCATGAGTCTCTTCCTCCCACGACACTAAACGACGCACCCTTGCATATAGCGTGCCAAGGGTCATGACGGTTGCAAGTCGGTTTCGGCAGTTTCCCGCCCGGCGATGCCCCAGCGGACGGCGGCCAGCAGGGCGAGGATTTCAGTATCGAGGGCATGGTTATCCTTCTTGCCCTGGGGAAGTATCCACATGGGCTTGCCGGTCCGCTTGTCCTTTACGCGGACTTCGGCGCTCAGCTGCTCGACGTACTCGGGGGTCGCGTCGATGGCATAGGTCCAGACGCGGCGAGCCCGGAGGCCGTGCAGGAGGTCCTTGCCGGCGGTGGCCGAGTGGACGATAAGGATCGCGCGCTGCGGGATGCCAGGGACGACGATGGACTGCTTCTCGGAGTAGAAGCGGCGGGTCGTGTTGCCGGACTTGTCAGTCACTGCGAAGTCGTCGGACCCTGAGCCCTTGGCCGTCTTCCAGTTCCGCTTGGCGGTCTCGCGGTAGACCTCGGTGGTGTTGTCGCCTGAGTCGACGAGCACCATGGCATGATGGACGCCGTGCTGTTTGGCGAAGGCTTCGACGTTGCCCCATGAGTCAATGCGGGCGAAGGCCATCAGGCGGCTATGCCCGGTCTTGGCCCATCTGCGGACCGTTACCCAGAAGTGGCCACGCTGGACGTCGACCCCCATCGTGCGGAAAGGGATGCTACCGGGCACGGCGTCTTTCTGCTCGACGACGCGGGCCTTCGGGGTGATCGCGGCCTCCGCGTCCCAAGGGTCGGCCATCTTGTAGTTCGCGGCCTCCGCCAGAGCCACCATCTCGCCGCCCTCTTCGCTCCAGGGCATGGCCAGCCGCTTCTGCTTGAAGATGCGCCGCGGCTCTTCGTCTCCGTATTGGTCGTTAGCCTCCTTTGCCTTGAGCATCAGGACGCCCAACTCGCCCCAGCTCATCGTCGCAAGGCTGTTCCAATGCAGGCCGATGTGCCCGGAGTTAGCGGCGACCGATGTGGCGACAAAGGTTCCGCGGGCGTTGGCCTCGAGACGGCTGGCGTTCGTGTCAGGCAGATGAGTCCGACAGGCAGCGCACTCGTAGGTCGTGCCTACGCTGACCTTGTGCAAGTCCCACGTGCCGGTCGCCTTGGCGTCCTCGGGGAACCTGATCTGTTCCCAAACCCACGGCTGGAGGTGGTCGCACTTCGGGCACCTCATGTTCCAGTCGCGCTGGTCAGTCGTCTCGTGCAGCTGATGGAACTCCTGACCAGCCCGACCGCCCTGGGATAGGAAGATGCGTTTGCCCATCCATCCGAACGCCGTCACGCGCGCGCTCAGTTCGGCCAAGTGTCCGGGCGGTGCCATCCAGCATTCGTCGGCGATGGTGTAACGCAGGGACAGGCGCTGAAGGTTGGCCTCGTTCCAGATGCCGCGGCAGTAAAGCGTCATGCGGTCGAAGTCCGCAGTGGTCGACCTGTCGAGGTCGTCGCCCGAAAGACGCGCCTTCACCGGCGGGCAGTTGTTCCAGACCGGGCGGAGGTAACGCAGGGCGAAGTCCTTGGCCTCGGGGTCCGTGGCCTGAAGCACCATCGTCGGGCCAGGAGCGTTGGCGATGATGTGGCACGTCAGCAGGCGGGCGAAGAGGGACTTGCCGGACTGGATGCTGGCGAGGACGGTCAGGAGTTTGGTCTCTGGATCGGCGGCGATGCGTAGGGCCTCGGCGACCCACGGCGTGCGGTCGGAGCGGAACGGCCCGGGCATCGGCGAGTCAGGGATGGCGTGGACGTTGGACTCCAGCCACTCGACGACGTCGCCCGAGTCGGACGGACGCAGCACGTCACGGCCTACGCGGAGCAAGTCGGTCTTATTCATAAAGCCCTGCCTCCTTGAGCAGACGATACAGCTCGTCGGACAACTCCGACCACTTCCTCGGCTTGCGCTTGAACGGACGCGACGGCTTCGGCATCGGCTTGCGCTTGGCCTTGCGCTTACGCTTCGTCATGGGTCGATAGGTCGGCCTTGACGCGACGCACCCAAGCCTCGAGCACCTTCACGGCCTTCGCCGGGTTTTCGGGGTTACATCCTTCTGCGACATCGAGGGCGAGTTTATCCAGTCGGTTGACGATGCCGGCGGTCATCTCGCGCATGGCCTCGGTGGCCTCCTTGGCGGAGATGAAGTCTCGGGTGAGGATGACGCGTCTTTCCTGTTCGGCCTCGAGCTGCACAAGCGAGCGGAGGCTGGCGTTATAGGCTGACTGATATTTGCCCTGGTTGGTGTCCCCTTGTTCCATGGCCGCCTGCCAGACTCCGCGGGCCCGACCCACTAAGGCCCGGTGCTCTTCGATGGTCGAAGACAGGGAGCCGTCGTCGAGCTGATCGGGCGGTGTCGGAGCCAGACGCACTCGGGCGTCTTCCTGCGATTGCCTCCAAGCGGTGGCGGCCTCGACCGAGTCGATGGGCATACCCTTCTTGACCAGGATGGAGACGCGCTGTCGAGTGAGGCCAAGGGCCTCGGCGATTTCAGTTTGGCTGGGCATCGTTCTGAACGGTGTTAACCCACCAGACTAACTGGGACATCTTGATGACCGGGATGCCGTATGACAGGCACTCGGTGACGTAGAAGGCG